ATGGGATTTGGAACAAAAACACAAGGAAAGTATTGCTATATCATCGGCAATAAAGTATGCGAAAAAGTAATCGCAGGAACACAGGGCGCTGTTAAGCGACTGAACAAAAAAAACGAAGAGGTTTATGAATTACAGTATGATAACCTCAGTGGCTATTTAAAGTCAATAAACATTAAAGACGGAATGTTTGGAAAGGAGTGGCTGTTCACATTAGAAGATAATGGAGAGAAATTCCAACTACAAGTTCCTTATTCCTCAAAACAGGCTAAGTGCATCTTGTTCTGCCTGCCCAACATTGACCTCAACAAAGAAATCGTTATCTCTCCATTCTCAAAAGAGGTTGACGGAAAAACCAAGTCGGGAGTATTCGTTAATCAGGATAGAGAGGGTGTTAAATGGGCATACACCAAAGATAGCCCGAATGGTCTTCCTCAGATGAAGAAGATTAAAGTTAAGGGTGTTGAAACGTGGGACGATACCGACCAATTAGAGTTCCTTGAAAAGTCTATCGCTCAGATAATGACCGTTGATTGGTCTAAGGTAGAAACAAAGACACAAGCACCTGTTGAAGCGATACCGAGTTCATCGCAAACAGAAGCGCCTGATGAAGACTCGGATTTACCATTTTAATTGCTTGATTTTCAACTAATTACATTTTTTATCAAGATAAAATTTGGTAATTAAATATCAGTATTTACATTTGTGCCCTCAGCGACCAAGCATGAAACACTTAAAAACATACTCCCCAAGAATGGTTAAGGCGCATTTATCCGTGCCCCGCTTGGTCGCGCCATTTGCGGGGAGTTTTTTTTACAATGGCTAAAGACCCCGCATTTCTATTTTATTCCCAAGATTTCTTTACAGGAACAGCAACTATGTCTTTTGAGGACAAAGGGAAGTACATACACCTATTATGCCTTATGCACCAACAAGGCAGATTAAAAGAGGAAACCATTAGGTTTTTGGTAGGTTCGGTTTCGGATAACCTAAAAAACAAGTTTAGTGTTGACGAAGACGGATTTTGGTTCAATAAACGACTTGAAGATGAAAGTGAAAAAAGAAATAAATTCACGGAAAGCCGCAGAGCCAATGGTTCTTTAGGGGGAAGACCTAAGATAAAAGAAGCTAAGCTTGTGGATAACCATATGGATAACCATATGGCAAATGAAAATGAAGATTCAAATATAGAAATAAGGAAGGAGAAATTCAAAGAAAAGCTGAAAGCCAAATTCCCCTCTGAAAATCTCAACAGACTAAAAGCCTTTTTCCTCTATTGGTCTGAGCACAGTGACGGGGGCAGGAAGATGCGCTTTGAAAAAGAAACCGTTTTTGACCTGTCGAGGCGTATGGGAACGTGGAAGAAAAATGAAAAGCCTAATGAGTATGAAACTGAAAAATCACTAATACCAAGAATAAAATGAGTAAAGAAATAGAAATACAGGTTATAGCGCATTTGATTGATGAGCCTAAAAACTACTTCATCAACTCTTCTCGCTTATCGGATAAGCTATTTGAAGATGATATGCTTAAAAACGTATTCATCGCATACGCTAAATTGGTTAGAGATGGTAAGAAGCCAAACGCAGGCAACATAACAGAGGACGATGATAGCAGAATATATCTTCTTGAGTTAATGTCGCAGATAAGCTACGAAATTGATTTTGACGGGTGGCTCGATATGCTTATTGGGAAATGGAAAGAACGGGAGTTCTCTAAGATTATGTTCACGGCAACACTCTTCAAAAGAGATATAAACGAATCTATACAAGATGTTCAGCAAAAGCTTTCAACCCTCAATGACGTAAACGTAAATGAGCCAAAGCAGATAAGTGAGCATATTGACGATGTATTTAAAACTATCAACGAAAACCAAACTAAGAGCGGGCTTACGGGCATAGACACGGGCTTATATCTACTGAATACATTTACAGGTGGTTGGCAGGGTGGAGATTTGGTTATTGTGGCAGGAGATACCTCTCAGGGCAAAACATCATTATCTCTGCAATTTGCAAGGGTGTCCGCCTTGACTAAGACACCTACCGCAATTTACTCTTACGAGATGTCAACCAAGCAGTTGACCGCAAGAATAATGTCACAGCAGGTAGAGGTTAGTTCAAAGAGTATGCTTATCGGCAAACTCGAAGATGAGCAGATAATATCTATGCGTCAACGCCTGTTCACCTTAAATGGAGTTCCGCTTTATATTGACGATTGCTCTTCATCACAACTTCAATACCTTTTAAATTCAATGACCGCTATGAGTATAGCAAAGGGTGTTAAACTTTTTATTGTTGATTACCTTCAATTAATATCAAACCCGAATAAAGGTGGGAATAAAGAACAGGAGGTGGCGGGTATTGCCCGCGAACTTAAAAATTTCGCCAAAAGGACTAACACAACGGTTATATTGCTTTCTCAGTTGAGCAGACAACAAAATAAGAGAACGGGTAGCGAGCCGAGATTGTCCGACCTGAGAGATAGTGGTCAGATTGAAGAAGCGGCAGATATAGTTATACTCTGCTACCGCCCCGAAGTTTATGGAGTTGGTCAGTTCGATGACGGAGCGCCCACAGACGGGAAAGCTGAATTGATAGTAGCCAAAGGTCGAAACATTGGTTTATCGAGATTTATACTTAACTTTAACAAGGAACTAACCCTATTCAGTAACTACAATGACAGCACAAGCTACAATCAATCGGAATCTAATCCTGACTTTTGAGAGCCTAAAACTCTCTAAGCAGTGGAAAAGGGAATTTAAGAAGGAAGGTCTTGGCGCAGAAATGATAGCCGCAGACGAAAGGACAATACTGATACTCAAACAACTAAAAGACAAAATTATGCTTCATTCTCGATTTAAAAATAAGACAGGAAAGATATTTAAGATAGTCGCCTTTGTCGGGCTTCCTAATTCCGCAACCCTGTTGGGGCACGTTGAGGTGCTTGACGAGGAGAAGAAGGTTACAAGCGTTGTTACTCAGGAGTACATCAGAGAGGGCATTAAAGTAAAAAGAATTGAGTGGTTATGACCTCAGAAGAGCAGAGGCAAGAGCAGTATAACGAGTTCGACTACAACTTCTGCGAGAAGTGTGGTAAGACAGGGTATGTAGATAGCCACCATATCGTTTACCGCTCGGAAGCGCCCGAACACCCAATGCTGAATGATAAGATAAACAGAATACTTGTGTGCCGTAAATGTCACGATTGGTTTCATTTGCGTAAAAGCCACAGAGAAAAGTGGGTAGAAGAAAGAGGATTACGAAACATATTTAAAATAACATAATGGAAGAACTAAAAATTGAAATTTTATGCGGAAACAATATCGAGATACTTAAATCATATCCCGATAATTATTTTGACAGCATAGTAACCGATGCCCCTTATGGGCTATCAGAAGAGCCTGATGCAGTGGAAATGCTTAAAGCGTGGGTAGAACACGGGTATTTTGAACACAATAAAAAAGGGTTTATGGGAAAAGAGTGGGACGCGTTTGTTCCGCAACCCGTATTTTGGAAAGAGGCGTTTCGCGTTTTAAAATCAGGCGGTCACGTAGCGTGTTTTTTTGGAACTCGAACCTATGACATTGGGGTTCTTGCTATGCGACTTTCGGGTTTCGAAGTAAGAGATTGCGTTCAATGGATATACGGAAGCGGATTTCCAAAAAGCCTTAATATTGGAAAAGCCATAGATAAAATGTATGGTGCTGAAAGAGAAGTTATAGGTTACGGGCAAAAAGGAAGAAACGAAGCAAAACAATGGGATGGTTGGGGAACTCAATTAAAGCCTGCTTACGAGCCTATCATAATCTGCCGTAAACCAATATCAGAAAAGTCAATAGCGGAAAATGTGTTAATGCACGGCACAGGGGCTATAAACATTGATGCGAGCAGAATATCAGTTAATCCTTTGGTTGATGAGATGAAGCGAGAGGTTTATCGTGGTGAGCGAAATGAAGATAGTGATTGGGGTTCAAATAGTGGGTTTAAAAACGAAGCCAATAAATTTACAGTCGTTCCGCCAAATGGTAGGTTTCCATCAAATGTTATACTAACGCATTCTTGCGACTGTGTTTGTATGGGGTTAAATAATGATGGTACTGAGGTTTGGGAGTGCGTTGAGGGTTGCCCTGTTAAATTAATGGATGGGCAGAGCGGGGTTTTAAAAAGCGGGAAAATGACATCAGACCACACCCGAACAACAAGTGGTTCTCCAAATGGGATATATGGTAAATTTGACGTTAATCACCCGCTTTCAGAAACCTATGGTGACGAGGGTGGCGCTTCCCGCTTTTTCTACTGCGCCAAAACAAGCCAATGGGAAAGAAATTATGGGCTTAAACAATTTGATGATAAACAATCAAAAGGTGGCGGAGGAACATATAACGAAGAGGCGGCAGGTAAATTTGGAAGTATAAAAGCTGTTGCTAAAAACTTCCATCCAACAGTGAAGCCTGTTTCCCTAATGCGCTACTTGGTGAAACTAATTACCCCTGTTGGCGGAATTGTTCTCGACCCGTTTAATGGTAGTGGCACAACAGGGATTGCGTGCAAACAAGATGGGTTTAATTATGTGGGTATAGATATTAGCCAAGAATACTGCGATATAAGCAGAACAAGAATTGCTGAGTGGAGAGATGAAGTTACAATGCAAAGAATAAAACAAGTAGAAGATGTGTCGCCAAACCAATTAAACCTTTTTGAATAAATGAAAGACAAAGAACAAATCATCGAAGCGTTTTACAACGAATTTCCTATGATAACCATTCTCGCAAAAGGCGAGAGTAAAGAGCCTGTAATCTCAGCAGCAGAGAAGTGGTGGGAGGCAAATAAACCAAAAGATGCAACACTATCGTTTTGGATGAATGGAATGCCGAAACTGACCTTTAAAGAATTATTGTAATTATTTTTACATAAATGTATTTTATATGCACTTAATATATATTTTTGCGCTATGGAAAAAGTAAGACTATTAATAGACCTGCCTGTAAAGGTGTCAGACGCTATAAAGGCGAAAGCGAAGAAAGTAAGCCGAAAGCGCAAGCAATATATTGAATTGCTTTGCATTGAAGACGCAAAGAAGAAGTAAGAGTTATTAACCTTAATCTTTTAAAATGACGATAGCTTATATCAGAGTATCAACCGATGAGCAGGCAAGCGAGGGCTTCTCGTTAGGAAATCAGCGCAGACGCATAATGCAATACTGCGATTTCAACAAACTACCTGTGCCACTAATCTTTACAGACGAGGGTGTATCGGGTAAAAAGCAGAAGAACCGCGATGGCTTTAAGGCGATGGCTCAGTTTGCCACCGATAACCCTGTTCAAAATATCATTATCTATTCCCTTTCAAGGTTAGGTAGAAACGCGGTGGAAACACTGCAATTCATTGACGAAATGAACAGGTTAGGTATTGGTGTTCACTCTCTTTCGGAGAAGTTAGACACCAACTCAGCTATGGGTAGATTTTTCCTTACCGTCCTCTCTGCGCTATGCGAACTTGAGTCGGGGCAACTCGGTGAGCGCGTTTCCTCTGTCTTACAAAATAAGAAATCTTCGAGCGAGCAGTATTGCAAGAAACTTACAGGCTTTGATGTTGTAGATGGCAAGTTGATACCAAATGCGTTTATGGAAAATATCAAGGCTGTGTTTCAGCTTTCTAAGAGTGGAGCGAGTGATGTTTTCATAGCCAAAAAACTCAATGCGCTTGGAGTAAGAACGGTAAACGGAAAGAAGTTCCGCCACTCGGGGGTTCGCAAAATCCTAAACAACGAAATCTATAAAAGCTACCTATGAAACTAATCGCGATAATTGGAATGATACTAAGCGTATTTATTGCAGGAGTTTCGATTGGTATGCTTGGTAAGAAAATGGTATATGTTGATTGTGGAATAAGCAAGGATATGGAGTTTGTGTGCGAATTTGTAAGTAGCGACACGACTATTCAAAAGTATATGCTTGACCCAACATACAGAATACAGGTTAAACACGCTATAAAAGACATAAAATGAAAGAGGTAAAATTTATTATTGCAGAGGCGGAGGCGGAGATAACCAAGCTTTTAGGTTCAAGGGTTAAGTTATACCTGAGAATGCAGGCTGATGACGAGAGTGAGGTTGTTCCCGAAGAAGTGTTTGAGGCTGTGGAGTTAATCACAGGGGTATCAAAGGCGCAGATAAAATCTCCCAAGAGAGATAGAAGAATATCAGACGCAAGAACAATGTTCTGCTATGTTCTTAGAAATCACAGCAAGCTATCGCTATACTCAATCGGGGCTTTAATCGGGAACAGAGACCACTCGACTGTTATTCACGCAATATCAAAGTGTGTTGAGTTGCGTAACGCAAACGATTTCTTTGCCCCGCTTCAACGTGTCTATACTCACCTAAACCTATTGATGCCCAATGAGAAGTAAGCCCGAATACGAATTATCGAAAGCAGTATCAACCTACTTGAAACTGCAATACCCTAATGTTATTTTCCGCTTTGATATGGCGGGGCTTAATCTAAGCAAGGCGCAGGCGGGAATGAATAAGGTTATTCAGCGTGGCACGGGCTACCCCGACTTGTTTATCGCAGAGCCGAGAGACGGCAATCACGGGCTTTTTATTGAGTTAAAAAAAGAAGGAACTAAGCTGTATAACAAAAACTACCAATACAAGAACGAGCATTTAACCGCGCAGGCGGAAATGATTGAGGCTTTAAGGGACAGAGGCTATTGGGCAGCATTCGGAGTTGGCTTTGATAATTGCAAATTAATAATAGACACTTATCTTGGAAAATAAAATACAGGCTTTACAGAAGCTAAACGAGAAAATGATTGACGCTATGTACGAGAACCGCCCCACAAAGGATGTTACGCGGGAGGAGTGCAGAGAGTTATGGGAAGAAACGGTATGGTGCAAAATTCTAAAAAATGAAATACGAGGATATAAAAATGAGCAACAAGGAGAAAATCCGCCAACTGCGAAGTCTTATAGCCCGCCACAAGGGTTGTGAAACAAAAATGATGTACCCTGCGGTAATCAGACAAATCGAAAAATTACAAACCCCAATACAACTTAAATTATTCTAAAAATGGAAACAAAAATTCAAAAAGCAACAATTCAGAAAACCACAGACTGCTTATCTGAAATTCACTATCTCTTGGGCGAAAACCCGCACATATCGTCAGTAAGACTTGCGGAGATATGCAAGCGCCACCTTGTAGGAACGGATATCATAACCTATGCTGTGAAAGCAAAACTGATTCAATATCTTGATAAGAGGGGTCATTACAAATCCTTAATGGTTAAAGTTGAGCCTATTCACGCAAGGAGAATGCTTGAGGTAAGGGCTGCGTGGCAGAAAGAATTAACAAAGAAAAGAGCAGAGAAGCCAACAGGGTTTTTTGGCAGAATAAAGAACTTCATCAAATACATTTTTAATTATGGAAAAGCTAAATAAATTAATACAAGGGCTGTCGGTGGTATCCAAGCACCTGCACAATACCGATGAACTTTTCGCTGACGGATTTAAGTGCGCCAAAGCCATTGAGTATGCTCGGTGGCTACAAAGCGATGATTGCAAATACGTCCTGCTTGATGGTAGTTGGGAGAGCGTTGATGGCGACTCTATCACAGACGAAGACCTTTATATTCAATTCTTAAAAAACAACCCTTAGTATGATTTTAGTTCAAATAGCATTTATTATAGCACTTGTCTTGGCATTTGACTTATTCTTCCCGATTATCAAATCAAGGATAAGCCTTGCGATTAAGAAGCGCAGGCTCAGACGAGTAGCGAAGCGATACAAAGAGGAAGTGCGCAAAAATATGATGGCGTTATGATTTCTAACGGACTACACTCAGCACTCAAAGACGGTGAGCCAACAACAGGGGCGCTCACGTTGGAAGATTTCGAGCGGTGGATAGCCGAGATTACAGCAAAGAAAGTGTGGGATAAAAAGCCAAAGATGTATTGCAGCAAAGACTTCTTTGAAAAGGCTCTTGCCGAAAGCGGGAAGCGTTGGCTAAAGCACTTCTTAATCGCGGTGGATGTAACGAGTAATTTGGAGGGACTTAATTATGTTGCGTCCTTAAAACTTAACGAAATAGCCGAGTTCCCGTGCGGTGAAAAGAGTGATGTTTTCGTCAACGCAGGAAACTCTGATGCCAACTGCCACAGGAAAAGATTTACGAAATCAATCAAATTAGTAACCAAAACCCCAAGCACCTGTGACGGGTGTGTTTATAATAACGAGAAATGACACACAAACATAAATTCACTAAGCCAAAGAAAGAGGATGACGGCAGGTTCGTAGCCGAATGCGAATGCAGTCTGTCTGTTTATGAGATGACAATGGATAGGCTTGTAGCCACAATAGATGACTACGAAAATAACCCCGATAAATACGGGGTTGGAATACCCTCTGAATACAAAACCCTTAATTGGCTTATAGGAAATCACGACCCTGTTGCCCACACCCACACCTTCCCCGCCCCGAATTGGGACGGAATGTTTTTTAGAACAAAATGCGCCTGCGGATACAAGGTTTCGGGCAATTCGTCTGACGATGTACTTAAACTAATATTTATGCTATGACACACACAATAACCATTGAAGGGTTGAGCGAAGAAGAGTTCGACCGTATCACCGACCTGTTGAGGTCTTCTGAGAAAACCGACCAAACAAGGTTGTTGAAATATTGTCTTGAGGCAATGCGGATGTATCATTCAGCATTGTTTAGCGGCAGGCATCTAAGCGACAGAGACATCGGTGAACTGCGAAAACTCAACACTGAACTTTCTGAAATGTTCCCTGAGCGATGAAAAAAATCGGCTACATAGATTACCTCGACACGGGCATATTCCCCGCCACAGTCCTGTTCGCCTACAACGTCTCGCTGACCGAACTGCGCAAGGAACTCCGCGCTCAGAAGTGTAACGCCTACCTAAGCGGGTTGGTAAGTGATGACTACTCGGAAGGAGATTGCCTGACTTTGCATAGGACGGAAGGCGAGAAAGAACTTTTCTACCTGATTATTAACAGGAAATTCACATTCTCGGATGACGACCACTGCTTTCTTGCCCACGAGATACTACACCTATGCCAAGACATACTACCTTTCTTTCTTGACCGCACTAAGGAAGAAGAATGCGAAGCCTATATGCACACACACCTAATGAAACAAGCACTTAAAACAATCAGAAAATGAAAAACCTAAACCCATGATACAAAAAATCCTCGCCCACTTCGGCTATGTGCCCGAAATCAGGCTTCGCGTATCAGAAGCCTACACACAAAAAGTCGCAGCCGACCTGCGTGAAGTCGTCCTTTCCCCCCACTCCATTCGCGCAATGGAAATCACAACCCAAGTCAGGTTCGACCACGAATGCGAAAAGGTCGGCTTCTTCGGAGCATACCCAACGCAACAGAAATTCGCCAACGAGGAATGAAAGTCACAACCCTCAACTACACCATTAACGGCATCCGCATCGAGCAGGTTTACTTCCCCCCTTATGCACGGAGACCTCGAGCAGTATAAAAACAACCCCTTTTATACCGTCAAGGAAATTGACAACGAACCACCACCCCCAATCTCTGACGAAGCCCTTAACAAAATAGCGTGGGAATACTTCCCCGAGAATACAGTCAGCCACGAAGAGTTCCGCGAAATTTGGAAAAAGAGATACCGCAACCAAATGTAGTCACTACACGCTCATAAGTTTCATTTAACATCATTTAATTATGTATAAAATCATAGCATACGGCTCTCTAAGACCAAATCAATACAACTTTAAACGTATTGTTGACCTCTTCGGAGAAACCGCCATAGCCCTAATCGAACCCATAACCCTCAAAGGTTTCCAAATGCACGACTTAGGGTACTACCCCGCTGTTACTCCCAACCCAAACAAGTCCATAACAGCCGAAATCCTACTCCTATCCCCCAAAGCATACGACTTCATTGACCGTATGGAACAAGGTGCAGGGTATATCCCACTATCAATAAACACCCCAAACCATAAAAATATCACCCTATTCATTATGAAGTCCTGTAATGCCCCCATTATCCCATCAGGCGATTGGAATGTAGTCTGTACTCGTAATTAATTTTACACCACTTTTATAACACAAGCATTATCACAACATTATTATTAGCCGAATTATAGAGAAAGGGTATAAATGGTGCATTTTTGCGGGGTGAGCGGTATGTTTGAAAAAAATTTCAGCCCAAAAAAAAATATCCCCCCCTGTAGACTCCCCCCCCCTCAAAGATATTTTTAAGGCTGAAAAGGTAAACCAATCCGAGAAAAGAAATTGAAACCAAACAAACCAACCCGACAGGACAGGCAGGCACAGCGCAGGACAGCAGACAAGAACAGGACAGCACCGCCACCCGATACCAACCAACAAAACCGCTACCAAGCAACGATGGTAGCAGAACAGAACAGAGAACAGCAGTAATTTAACGCAGTTTAACGCAGTTTAATACCTTTGTGGCACAACCATACCAACTAATGAAAGAAAAGCCCGCAAAAGCGAAGAAAATCATACGAAAGCAGTATTATTTTAATCCTTACAATAAACTCAGCCCATTATACGACCAAGACAAACACGCAGAATTGATACGAAGGCAGGAGAGATACAACGGACAGAGTCAACTTTGGCAGTTACCGGTAATAGAAGGGATATACTTGATAGGTATTGAGCGGAAGATATGGAAGAGTAAGCGCACATTCTTTAATTCTTTGCGCGATGCAGGCAGTAAATTTACATACCAAAGCTACTACAAATTTGTGTCAGGGCAGTTTAGATATTTGAACAGCGAAGTAATAACAATAGGTTTATTCCTTTGCGCGACCGACATAGTAACAGCCCACCAACGAGGATACGACCAAGCACAGAAGATATTGAAACGCTACAAATAGCCATTCATTAAAGGTAACTAATTAAAGGGGATAAACACCCCTTTTTTTATACACTTTTTCGCCCTCTTTTCAACAGCTAAAAAGCCAGTGTTTTTTACGACATAACAACGTGTTAAAATAGCACATAACAACGTGTTAATATACGATGATAGCAATACTATTATGATAATTTTATTCGCCTTGATATTCAGAGAGATAAGAAATATATTGAGCAGGTTTGTATATATATACTATTTTAGCCCCTGATAGTTCACTAATAACAACCCCCAAAACAACAAAATTATGGAAACGAAACGAAAAAAAATTAGCACCAAAACCGCGTATCTACAAGCCTGTAGAGATATGAAGGCGGAAAAAAAGAACCTACAAAAGCAGGAGCAAATACTTTACCAAAAGCTATTGAAATCCGCACCCGAGTCGGCAGTTCAATTTTTATGCTCATTTCAACACACATTTATATCTATCTAAAATTATGGAAACGATACTACATTTATTAGGACTTTGCCCCGACCATCTACAGCACGTTGATTTATTCGACTTGTTAAAGGTAACAGGACAACAAACAATGTTAATTATTAATGAAATTAAAACGATAATACTAATCCTTAAATCTAAACTACAATGAAAACGACACCCGAAACAGCCGAAGAAATCATTTTACACCTTTGCGACATTTGCGAAGAGAGCCACGCAGAAGAGCCAACAGAGACACAGGACGGCAACGCTTGTAGTACTTGCATAGCGGATTTTACAACGTGCGGAGATTGTGGAGAAGAACACCGCGACACCAACACCACCGCAAGAGGAAGGAATGTGTGTGATACATGTAGCAACGAACATTATTTTACTTGCAATGATTGTAACGACCTTCATCATATAGACGATGTTTATAATTCAGGAGGAGACCAATATTGTGAATCCTGTTATGATTCACGTTTTACAACGTGCGGAGATTGTGGGGAATCCGTAGATTCGGAGGATGTTACAGAAACGCAGAACAATAGTAACGTGTGTGATGATTGCATAGACCAACACTACCACCAATGTGAATTGTGTAGTAGATACATACGTGCAAGGGAAACTTGTAATAGCAGAAGTTGCAGGGATAACAATATTCACGAATATAGCTACAGACCGACTCCATATTTTAACCTTGCCAAAGGAGAGAAGAAGGAGAAGAATCAACCCTTTGCAGGAATAGAAATAGAATTTGAATGTATGAGAGGAAACCGCGAAAAGCAGGCAAAGGACAGCACCGCTGAAAATTTGTTTTATGTGAAACGTGATGGCAGTTTAGATGATGGACTCGAAGTAGTCAGCCACCCATTGAGCCAACGATTCATATCGGAGAATGATATTTTTAATTTTACTTGTAAACTAAAGAACTCAGGTGCAAGAAGCTACAACACCACAACGAGCGGAATCCACGTTCATTTGTCTAAAAACGCGTTCACTACATGGCAACTTTACCGCCTACTGAAATTTTTTAACGACAACAAGAAATTTATCTTGATGATAAGCCAACGTAAGGAAGAGCAGTTGAATCGTTGGGCATCATTGAGCAGTAACGACAGAAGAGCCTTGTTAAGCTACGCAAAACGCAAATACCAAGACAACCGATACAGCGCGATAAATATGCAACCGAGCAACACGATTGAATTTAGAATCTTCAGGGGAACGCTCCGCAAAGAGTCGATTCTTAAAAACCTTGAGTTTTGCTTCGCGATATTCTACTTTACTCAGGAGAAAACCGAGAAGGAGATGAAAACCGCCAATTTTGTTTCCTACATTAACGAGGACAGGAACAAGAGCCAATACAAGCACCTTATTAAATTTTTATCAAATAAACAAATAACTAACTTTTAAAACCCCAAAATTATGTGTATAATAGCAGTACTCCCGAAAGGAGAAAGAATCGAAAAAACGACCTTCAAAACGATGTGGAATAACAACCCCGATGGCGGAGGTTATATGTTCGCGTATAAAGGCAAAATTTACGTGAAAAAAGATATGAAGTTGAAACCATTATGGAAGCAGTTTGAGAAGGACAGAATCACGCACCCCGATACAAATTTTATTCTACATTTTAGAATCGGGACAAGTGGATTCTGCAACCTTGATAACACGCACCCATTTAGAATCACTGACAATCTTTATTTTTGCCATAACGGTATTCTCAGCAGTTTTGAGAAGAAAGGCAGTGACGCGAGTGACACCCGACATTTTAACGCTGAAATTTTACAGCCGTTGTTGACAGGACAAGAACACCTCATTAAGAATGTAGCAATACAACAGATGTTGGGCAGTTATATTACAGGCTCAAAATTTGCTATTCTGAATCATTTAGGGGACGTTGTAATAATCAACGAACAAGCAGGTCAATATGATGGTAAAATATGGTATTCTAATGGGAACTATAAAGCGAGTAAGTATAACGACTACAGCCAATACAACTACATAGGATACGGGAAAAGTAAAGGGTGGAAACCTAAATTTAACCAAGCAAGGGAATGCGATTATTGCCACAGCATACTAAGCCAAGACAATATCGGAGACCTTTGCAAATGGTGCAGTGGAGAAGATGTGGACTTTTGTAAAAACTGTTATACTAATCCAATAGTTGACAGTGACTCAGTTTATTGCCTTGATTGTAAAGACCTCAAAGCAATGATGAACGGGCAGATAGACTACTAAGCAACACCGACCACCAAGAACAGGAGCGGAAATTTTAACCGCTCCTGTTTTTTTTGCCCCTGAGAAGGGATAACACCAAGAGGAGAGAGAAACCGCGAGAGAGAGTAGATAAATAGGCAACAGAGCCACCGAGCCAACCGCCACCAAGACCACCAAGACAGAACACCGCTAAAATTGAGTTAGTCAATTTTAACGCATTACAACGACTTTTACCCAATTTAGGGGAAAAGATACAGCGAAGGGGATAACGTGCAGGAGAATGAAGGAAAACA